AACGCAGCCCGGTCACGATTACCTGGCACTTCGAGCTGGGGCGCTTGGGCTGGCTGTCGGCCTTTGACTTCCCATCCCCTGCCGGTGCGTACCCAAGCCCGCTTCGGCGGGCTTTTTACCGCCCAAACAGATCAAACGCCCGGGCAATGATCTTCTTCGGCAGCCTGGCGCCGTAGTGCTCGGCGCGGTCGCTGGGCATGCTGTACGGGATGTAGTATTCGTTGAACTTGGTGCCGCTGATCGAATACTGCACGCCGACGTCAGGGGCCCCGGAGCCCCAGGTGATGATGCCATCTTCGGACACCGACGGCAGGCCGCCGTCGACGATGACGCCGTCGCCGTCGATCCAGAAGACCCGCGATAGCGCCGCGACGCGGAACCACAGGCGCTCGGCAACATCGCCTCGCGTCAGCGACACACTGAAGGCGTCGGTGCTGTTGAGCAGCGTCAGGCGGTCGAACTGGCCGGCCTCGTAGATCGGCGACGACTCGGGAACCGTGATGGTGGCGTCGCCGGACTCGTAGAGGCCCGCCTGGATCCATTCCTTCTTGATGTTCTGCGCCGTCATGCCGGCGCGGCCTGGCACGGCCTGGCCCCAGATCCGCCCCTTGCCGGAGCACTGCGGGCACTGCGGGTCGGCGGCGCCGCTGTGCGGGTCGCGGCACGGGCAGGCCCAGGACCGGCGCCACAGGAACTCCTGGCCAATACCAGAGTCGCCAGCCAGGAACGCATCAAACGCCTTGGGGTTGAGCCTCATCCCATGCCCCCGACACGAATGCCATGGATGGCTGTCATCAGTCCGGAGTTCTGGCCCTTGGGCCCGAACAGCGTTTCGTCGATGGCCTCGCCGTACTTGGTGAAGTCCAGGCTCATCGACTGCGACAGTCCGTCGGCACTGATTGAGCCCGACTGCGGCACGAAGGCGTCCATGACGATCTTCAGCATGGCTTTGCGCTTGATGACGTCGACAACGTCAGGCCATTCGGTCGCCGCGTTCTTCAGGCCTGCCGTGTACCGCACGCGGACCATAAACGGGATCGTGCGGCCGCCGCCCATGGCTTGAAGCAGGAACGCCGACAGCGGAGCCGTGAACGCCGACGACGCTGGAACCAGCTGGATCTGGCCGTACTTCTTGTTCAGGCGGATCCAGTCGGTTGGCACCGTGAACACCACGGTGTTGGGTTGCGGGTAGGCGAACTGGATCGACGCCACCGAGATGATGGGCCGCGACTGCGTGACGATGAACCCCCAGCGGTCGCCGTGGAAAAAGTCGGGGTCGTAGTCGTAGGCGCCCTCTTGGGCATAGTTGACCTGGCCGACCTCCAGCGCATCCACCTCGGCCTGCGGGGCGTCGTCGGGGATGATCACGGTCGGCACGAGGTAGACCCTCAGCAGCCGGCTGACCTCCTTCTCGGCGGCCAGCAGTTTGCCGTAGAGGTAGTCGTCGGAGACCGTGACGCCTGGCAGCGCGTTCTGGGCCGCCATGAGGAATGCTCCTGCGCGCAGGTCGGCAACGGCGGCCGGCTTGTCCGGGAACAGAGTCGAGTAACTACCCGGAGGCAGTTGGTTGACGACAACGATTGTCATGGTGGTATCCGAGTGGTGTGGAGGCTGTAGCCAGATGCCCCCATCTTCGGCTCACGACGCAAAAAACCCGCCTCGTAGGCGGGTTCTCGTCAGGCCGTCGGGGCACCTGCCTGTCAGTACCGCGACTCCAGATCCAGCAAGGTCGTCACCGGTCCGATGTTCGCGCCGTGGATGTTGTAGTAGGTCGCCGTCAGGCTGGCCGTGTCCAGCGCCGTGGTGCCGCCGACGAAGTTGGAGCCCGTGGCGTTGTCCAGCACCAGCACGCCGATCAGCGCCTTGCCGGCTGCGTTCTGCGGCAGCAGGGCGACGGCTGCGTCATGGCTGGCGGCGTCGGCCGTCTTCGTGCTGACGCTGAGCGCGCCGGCTGCGTCGATGTAGAACGCCCAGGCTGCGCTCTTGGCGGTCGCCAGCGTGCCGGACAGCGCCGGCATGTCAGTCGCAGCGGGCTTGCGAACGATGACTCCAGCGACGTTCGCGATGAACGCATTGCTGGCCTTCACCAGTGTGGAGCCACCCGCCTTGATGGCCAGCGCCGGCGATGACATGCCGCAGGTCATCAGGCGAGCGCGGACGTCGTTCGCCACCGCCAGCAGTTCGGCCAGGACGTTGCCCAGTTTGGCGTCGGACGCGCATGGCATCGACCGGTTGAGGGCATCCTGTATGGAGCCGGGTGCGTTGATGTTTGCCATGGTGGTCTCCAGTGTGGCGGGGTTGGTTCAGGTCAGGCGGCCGGGTCGGCGGGGCGACTGGCCTTGACGGCTTCGATTTCGGCCGTCAGGCGAGCCTCGGCCCAGCGCATGTTCACCTTGACGCCCAGGCCGGTGGCCTCGGTGCGCAGGGCTTCGATCTTGTCGATGGTGGCGGCATCGGCACCCACTTCGGCGTCGGCGGGGCTGGATTCGTCGGCGACGGGCGCGGCGGTATCGACAGGCGCAGCAGGCGCAGCGGAGGGCGTCTCGGCGGACACCTGGGCATCAGCAGCGGGCGGGATGACGACATCGGCAGCGGGCTCGGCGGCGATCGGCGCGACGGGCGCGGCGAGCGCGACGGGCGCAGGGCCCGCGTCGACCATCACGTAGCCCGGAACGGCCGCGAACTGCTCGGCCACGGCCGGGTCCACATGCACAGACAGCATGCCGGCCGGGTCTTCGGAGGGATCGAACTTCACGCCACTGATCAGGTCGCTGGCGTTGGGGAGGGTGCACAGGACACGTGCCATGGGATTCTCCTTGCGATTCAAGAGGGCGGCCGAAGCCGCCCCGTGTAGCCGTCAGGCCCGAAGGCCTGTCATCATCAGTTGAACGGTGGCTCAACCAAACGGACGCCAGACCGCAGCCGACGGCAGCACGTTCTTGATCACCACATGATGGCGACGCTTGGCCAGACGCAGGTAGCCGAACATCAGCTGCGCCCAGGGCACCACGGCCGAGACGGTCGGGTACAGCGGGAACTTCAGCATCGGCAGCAACTGGCGCCAGGCGATGGCGTCGGCACCCGTCGACATATTCAGCACGTAGGCCTTGGTGGTGCCAGGGATTTCGCGGTTGTAGTCGACGAAGGTGGTCGTCGAGCCAGCCTTGGCAACCCGCGCCATCTGGCGGAAGTCGCTGACGGCGTTGGTGCCGTTCAGGCGACCGCGGTAGATCACGTAACCGGTCTCGGCACCGCCGGCGCTGGCCGTGATGGTCAGCGTGCACTTCTGGCCGGAAGCCACAGCCTGCTGCGATGAAATCAGGCCGGTGGACTGGCCCGCGGCGTTGACGCCGGTCACGAGGTAGTAGTAGTTGCCGGCCTGGGTGGCGCCGAACATCGAGGCCGTGTCGCTGGCGACAGCCAGGCTCACAGACTGCGGCTTGAAGGTGTCGTTCGCAGCGGCCAGCACGGGCTGCAGGGTCTGGAACGGCACCATCTGGTTGCCGTCACGCACGAACACGTCGGGCATGGTTTTGATGTTGCCCCACGACGTGCGGATGCCCACCACCGGCGAACCCAGCGAGATGCCGCCGTTGCCGACATCGGTCAGCGGCACGCGGAACGCCGGGTCGAGACCGGTGTCGAAGTCGGCTTGCACTTGCTGCGACATGAAAATGTGCGTCGGCGTGCCGAAGTTGCCGTAGGCCGAGATTGTGGCGGCAGCCTGGTTCAGCAGGTTGATGCTCGCCAGGGACTGGCCTTGGGCGTCCAGCACGTTGGCGCCGTCCACGGAGCCGTCGGAGACGCCGGAGTACATCTGGGCGGCGATGCCGTCGAACTCGGTCGGCACGACGGCGGAGTCACCCTCGAAGCACAGGTACTCGGCGTCGGTCAGCAGCTGCAGGGCGCCGGCCTGCTGCTCGACAGCCTCGGCGGAGGCAAGGTTGTTGCCCAGCGTGGAGACGAACGACACCTGACGCTTGGTCATCAGGTACTTCACCAGGCCCACGCGGCGCTTGTAGGCACCGGTGCTCTCGGCGATGGTGCCGACTTCGGTGTTGGTCGAGCCGCCCAGGAAGCCACCGACGCCGGACTGTTCGGTCCACTCGTCGACGGTCGCCGTGGCCGAGGTTTTCGCCAGTTCATTGAACAGGCGGAAGTGCTTGTTCTCCTGGATGGTGGCCTTCATGGTCTTGTCCAGCGACTGGATGCGCAGGGCACCGCCACCGGTCAGCGTCGAGACGTCAGAGCCGTAGCCGGCCGTCAGCGCCTTCTGCATTTCGGCGATGGCGCCGAGTTCCATTTCGCCGCCGGCGACGGCGCCGGTCGCGATGTCAGGGAGATTGATCTGCATTGTGTTGCCTCTTGGAAGTGGTGCGTTCAGCGGTTGAGGTTGAGGTTGAATTGGCCGCTCAGCGCAGCACGGTGGTGACGATGGCGTCGGGGATCTTCTCGCCTCGGTTGATGCAAGCCTCGGCGGTCGCGATCTGCAGGCTGGTCAACTGGCCCGCGTTGAACTTGTCCATGGCCTTCGCCATGAACTCGTTCGGCGACACGCCTTGCGGCTCGGACTTGGTCATCTGCTCACCAGTGGCCGGGGCCTTCTCGGTGATGCTGACCACGGCCTTGCGACCGGCACCGGTGCCGCTCAGTTTGGCGACATGCGCGGTGAGCGACTTCAGCATGTCGCCCTGCTTCTCGATCAGGTCCACGGCGGCGCCCATGGCCTTGACCATGTTGCCTTCCAGGCCCAACACCTGCTCTTGCAGCGACTTGACCATCTCGGCGCCGTCGACGGCTTCCATGGTGGTGCCGTCCTCCAACGTCAAGGTGAAGGACTTCGCCACAGGCTTACCCTCGTCGTCGGCATCGCCGTCGGGCTTGCCGCCCATGTTGTCGTCGTCACCATCGCCGCCACCCTCCGCAGCGGCGGCTTGGATTTTTTCGTCATCCTCGCCGTTGTCCGCCGGGAGCGCTTTGGCCATGGTGTCGAGCTCGGCAACCAGTTGCTCGAACTGGTTGGTTTCCCGCTTTTCTCCAGCCATCACATGCTCCGTTTCTTCAAATCGCGCATGAAGCGCTCCACGTACTCGGCCGCCCCGTCGTGGGACATGCCGAACTCATTGACGCAGTAGGACACCATGTCCTGCGCGCCTGGGTTCTTTGCCACTTTGCCGCCCCGCAGCGCGCCAGCCAGGCGCTCGCGCAGGTCGAAGTAGCTGATGATCGGGTGGCGGCTGTTGCCGGCGCCGTCCAGAGATTGGCGCGCCAGGCTGCGGCCGCCGGCCATCGTCGCGCTGTCGGTGCCGTAGCCGGCCTCCAGGCCCTTGGCGATCACGAAGCCGCCCAGCGACTTGGTGAACACGCCGAATGGGGCCGCGCTCGCCACTGGCAGATGCTGGTTCACTGGCGTCCGCGACATGCCGATGTTGGTCCACCGGACGCGCTCAATGACGGCGGTCCGCTCGCCCGACTTCGGGTCGATCTGGATCGACTTCGCCATGGGCACACCGCCGACCGACGGATACCAGCGGGCCGGCGGGCGCTGCCGGGTCATGGAATCCCAGACCATGTTGGCGTTCTGCGCGGTCTCGGCAGTGCCGGAATACAGTTGCGCCTTCACGAACGTCCGCGAGCCCTCAATCCGCACCTGCACAGGGCGGCCGATTTCGTAGAGCTCGGGCTTCGGGATGCCGGGATAGCCCAGCTTCGGATTCGGCTTGCCCAGCAGCGAATAGTGGTCGATGTCGATGTTGCCGAACTTGGTGTAGTAGTCCGCGGACTCTTCCAAGGCCTTCGCCAGCACGCGCTCATTCTGCAGGTCGCGCCCTTCGTTGGACGCCTCCATGTAGATGAAACGGTTGTCCCCTTCGGTCGCGGGAGTGGCCTTCAGCATCGACTCGATGCTGAAGAACTCAGGCACGCCGGAGAGGATCTGTGCGTCGGAAAGCATGCCGTGACTATCCCGTCACGACGACCCAACTTGCTGACAGGCATGAAAAAACCGCCCGTAGGCGGTTGGTGGTTGGGTGCGGGGCGCTGTCTACGGCGCCATCAACTCAATTCGCCGGCATCCCATCGTCCGGAGCCCGGGTCAGCCGCCGCCCACCGGCCGGGCTCGCCACTGCCGGCCTTCAGCATACCGGCCTGGGTTGGTGGCGCGAACACGTAGCTCGGGCAGCCGTCGGCTGTGATGGGTGGCGCCATGGGCATGCCCAAGCGCGTGCGGGCGTGGCACGTTGTGCACAGCGCGGCGAGGGTTCCGGGGCAGTAGGTCATGTGGTGGTCTCGGCTTCAGCGGCGGTCACACCCAGGTTCTTTTTCGCCTGCGCCAGCACCATCTCGCAGCGGTGCTTTTCGGCAATCGCCGCCTGGTAGCGCCGGCTGGCTTCAGCCACGCCGGCCAGCGCGTCGCGGCGGTTGGCCTCGGCGGTCTTGACGGCGGCATCCAGCAACTCGGTGGCGCGCGCCAGTATTCGCCGCTCCGTGGCGTCGACGTGGTGCGACATCGTGGCGAGCTCGCCAAGGTCGCCGTGCAGTCGGTCAGGGTTTGGGGTCATGGTTATTCAATTTTGAGTCAACTGCCAGATTAAAGCAACCCCTGCTGCTCCTTGTCGGCCACGTCGCGCTGGCGGAGGTAGTGCGCCAGGCCGGTGTCGTCCAGGCGCTCGGCGCTCGACGTCATGACGTCGCGCATGGCGTACTTCTTCGCCAGCCTGTCGCGGGCGCGGCGCTCGAACGGGTGATCGGCGACGATGTCGACGAGTTCCACGTCGTTCTTCTGGCCGATGCGGTGGATGCGGGCGTTGCGCTGGGCGTGGGTCATGGCGCACATCGGCGTGTCGTACTGCATCAGCCACTGCCCGCGCTGCGCGTTCAGCCCGGTGCTGGCTGCGTCGCTGGCCACCAGAATGTCGGCGCCCGGCTCGCTGCCGTCCTCGGGACGGAACAGCTTGCGTTTGCGGTCCTTCTCGGCCGTGCTGTCGGCTCCGGTGATCGTCACCACGCGCAGGCCTTCGCGCTTCAGCCTGGCCTCAATGGTCTTCACGGCATCCACGCTGTGCGCGAACACCATGCCGGGCTTCCCGGACCGGGCTTTGATCTGCTCCACCAGTGCTTCGGTCTTGCCAGATTCCGGGTGGGCGTTGATGACGCGATTCATTGCTGACTCGCGCAGGATGCCCAGGGCGCCCTGCAGGTTCTTGGCGACGGCCTGGTGCTGGTTGGACGGCACGCCGTCAAACGCGCCCGGGTTCACGCGGCGCGCGGCCTCGACGTCAACCCGGCCGGACATGCGTGCCAGGCGCATCGACGCCATGTCCTTGTCCAGCCCGGCCAGGGCCTTGTTCTGGCCGTCGCTCAGCTTCGCCGTGACGGTTTTGCGGTCGGCTCGCACCGGTGGCGCGATGGTGTGGGCGTAGAAGTACCGCGCCATCTCGCGCTGCAGGCCGTCGCGCGCCGCCACGGCGTCGATGCCGTAGCGCCGCATGAACTCGGCGCGGTCGGTGTAGCGGTCGGGGTCGATCTTCTGGAGTGCCGAGAACACCTCGCTGGCGTCGTCGTTGCGCACCGGGTCGGCCGTCATGCTGACGTGGTACGGCGTGTTGTCGGTGACGGCGCCGACGGCCAGCGACATGCCGGAGTCGGTCTTGCCGGCACGGTCCAGCAGGTTGTGGCCTTCGTCGACCGCGGAGAAATCGAAGTTGATGCCCTCACGGTCCATCACGGTCTTGCCCCATGCCTTGCGCTCGGCGCGCGTCATCGACGCCAGCCGATCGCGGACTTGGTTCTCGGAGACGCCGTCGGCAGCCGCCGCCATGTGGATGAGGTCGTCTCGGAACGCCTGGTGCGTCACCACACAGAAGTGGTTGGCCGGATCCCGGTAGCCCTTGATGCGCTCCTCGCGGCTGGCGCCGGGTTCGCAGTGCCAGCGGTACTTACCAGGCTGCAGGTACTTCAAGGCCTCGCCGCCGAACTGCCCCTGCACGATCGACGGCACCATGAACAGGCCGCGCTTGACCTGCCCCTTGGCATGCAGGTGCGTGAATGCGGCCATGCTGACGAGGGTCTTGCCGGAGCCGGCCCCCAGGTGCAGGCCCATGCGCTTGTTGGCGGCAATGAGCTTGATGGCGCGCTGGCGAGCGAAGGCGTCGCCGCCCGACATGGTAGGCTCGCCCAGGCTGAAGCCCTCGCGTGGTTTGAAGTTGGCGCCGACCTGGCCCATGATCGCTGCAATCTGGCGCTCGGCAACGTGGCCCAGGGTGTGGCGCTCATCGCCGGCCAGCGGCTTTTCCTCGCCGGCCGCAGCTGCTGGCGCGTCCTCGCTGCTGAAAAACCCCATCTGCGCCTGCTCGAACGCCTCGCGCTCCTCACGGCTGGCGTCCAACTTGTCGGCCACGCTGCCGGCGGCGTAGCGGCCAGACTGGCGCTCGCGCAGGCCGTCGATCAACTCGCGCTCGCGCGCCTGGCGCTCGGCGCGCGCCGCCGGGTCGGTGGCGTCGAGGTGGTTCAGATTCTGCCGAATGACGGCTCGACCCAGCTTGACGGGCTGTCCCGGACGCAGCTTGTTGTGGGCGTCGGAGAACGACTTGGCGACGCGCGACTTGATGAGATCCTGCACAGCCTCGTAGGCCTTCTCGTGGCCTCGCATGGTGTCGGCGTACTTGGCCCAGTCCAGGCTGGCGGCGCCCACTTTGGCAGCCAACTCGTCGCGGCGCTGCCGCCATTCGGCATGGTCGGGGTTCGCCATGCGCTCGCCGAACATATCCTCGACTTCGGCCTCGGGCTCCTGCTGGCCGTGGGTTTCGAGCTCGTGGCGGAGTGCTGCGGCGTCCTGGGACTCGTGGGCGATGTCGCGGTAGAACGTCTCGCGCAGCGTGCGCTGGTCCTGCGGCGTGAGCTCGCCGATCTGCTTGTAGGCGGCCACGCCGTCAGGGTGTTCCGCCAGCGCGCGGTGCAGAGATTCCGTGGTGGTGTCGTCGATCGCCAGGGCCTGCCGGTTCAGCGGGCTGCGGTCGCCGCCGTACTCGCGGCCGACGAAGTCGTCGGCGTAGCCGTCGAAGGTGTCGCCGAGGTCTTCGGCGCGGCGCTGGCGGCCGTCGGCGCGCAGCGGCGCCACCGCCTCCAGCGCCTGCTGGTAGCCTGAACCGGCCTTCTGGAAGAAGTCGGCCGACTGAATGTCGGCCAGGATGTCGGCCGGCGTGTCGCCGTCGGCCGCCCGGCCGCCGATGTAGTCGCGCAGGGACTTCTGCAGGTCGGAGCCGGGCTCAAACGGCCGCGCCAGGCTCGGCGCCGTACCTGGCTTGGTGTCCAGCAGCAGGTCGGGCCGGCGCGCCACGCCATCCGGCAGCCATCCGTCCTCATCCTGCCGGCCGGCGGCAATGTCCAGATTCCGGCGGACCTGCTCGACGTCGGCGCGGTCGATGGGCTTGGCCAGCTGGTCCATGCCGGCCGGCGTGATGTTCAGGAACGTGTTGCCGCCGGCAGCGTCAACGGTGTAGTCGCCGCGCTGCAGGCCGATCGCCCGGGCCCGGGTGATGGCGTCGTCGGCCGACAGCTTGCCCATGGAGACCTGCAGCGGCTTGTCGGTGCGGCCCTGCTTGAGTGCCACCACTAGGGCGGCGTTGGCTTCCATCTCGCCAGCCGTCCGGCCAAGCACGCGCTGGGCATCGGCCACGGCGTGGCGCCTGCGGGCGTTCAACTCCTGGCCGGCGCGCAACTCGACGCCGTCGGCGGCTTCGCCCACCTCGATGGCCTTGGCGGCATCCATCAGGTCGCGGGCGTCCGTCATGGCCTGCTGGCTGGCTTCCATGTAGTGGTGCAGGTGGAACTCCTGCATACCGTCGGCGATCCGGTCGGCGTCATCCGGCAGGTCGGTGTGGATGCGGCGCGCCAGCACCTGGGCGGCTCCGGCGATGCCAAGCACGTCAACCACGCTGCGGTCGACCAGCGCGCGGCCACCGGTCGCCAGCGCCAGGCTGTTGATCGAGTTGAAGGCGCCCGTGGTCAGGTGCTTGCCCAGCGTCTCCTCGCTGCCTGCTGCCATCTTCCCGAATTCCTCAAGGAAGGCGTGCGTGCGGATCGTCCGCAGGTCGTTGGTGACGTCGGCGGCGATCTTCTCGTCCTCGTCGGGGCTGGCCTCGTACTCCAGCACGTAGGCCTTCGGCTCGACGGCCGACTTGTCGATTTCGCCGCGGGCAGCCTGGGCCTTCTTCTGCAGCGCCAGCAGCTTCTTGCGCGCCTTCAGCATCTCCACGGCCTGACGGGCGTCGACCAGATCGGGCTTGATCGACGGCGCGTCGGGTTCGCGGATGGACTTCAACTCGTCGCGCACCAGCTTGGCGGTCTCGCCGCGGCGCACGGCCTTGGCGCGCTCGTCGGCGGTCATGGGCTTGGCGGCGGCGGCCTCGGCGCGGCGTTCGTCAGCCGTCAGGCCGGCGGCCTCGGCCCGCTTGCCGAATTCGTGGCTGACAGACAGACCGCCGTTCTGGGCCGGAACCGGCGCGATGTCGTCGACGGACAGCGCGGCCGGATCTTCGGTTGTCACCGGCAACTCGCCCAGGCCGGAGGCTGAGCGCAGGTCGGCATCCGCCACCAGGCGCTGGCGCTGCATCTCCACGGCCTGATTGGCGCGCTGCAGGATGGTGCGATGGTGGCGGTCGGCGGCTTTCCTTGCCGCGGCGTCCGACACGCCCTCGGGTGGCGTGAACTGCAACTCGTCGGGCTTCCAGCCCATGGCCTGGCCGACGGTGTGCACGAACTCCTGCTCGGCCGCCATGCGCTGCTTGCGCACGGCATCGTGGGCGGCCTTCTTGGACTCCAGCAGGCCGGCGGCCTTGTCGCGCTTGCGCTGCTCAACGGCGGCTTGCTTCTTCTCCAGCCGGGCCTTCTCGGCGTCGGCCTTGTAGTCGGACTCGGAACGGACGGCGCGGATGCGAAGGTGGTTGAGCGCGCCGCCGGCGCCACCAATGACCTTGGCCGACCCATCGGCCTGCGGCTCGATCAGCACTGGTTGACCCTTCTCGCCGGGCCCATTGGGATGCACCGTGATCCAGCGCGCCCCGGCTGGGATGGATGCCTTCAGGAACAGGACAGGTCGGCTCATGTTGCCAGTGTCGGTTCACGACGACCCCCAAGCCAGCCGCGACGCCTGAAACGCTCTGCGACAGCTGAAACAGTGCCTGTTTCAGTTTTGTCGCAGACTAAGTTATTGATTCATAAGGTAAATCACAGTATCTGCAACAAGAAACAGTAATTTCTATAGATATATACACACATACGAGCGCACAGGCGGGCGCATGCACGCACACGCGCACACGCACGCACACACACAAGGGGTTGTCTCACCGCGAAATCATGTTACTTTGTCGCAAACGTCAGTTTCTTCAATGCTGACGCGGACTTACGGTGAAACAGTGCCTGTTTCAGTTCTGAAACAGCGGACCGTTTTGTCGCAGACTGGCATGAAAAAGCCCGCATCAGCGGGGCTTGGCGCAGGCTTGGCGCGGGCCGGTAGGCGCCGTCACTCCACCGGAACGAACGACAGCAGGTCGCGGCCGGTGATCAACTCGCGGCCATCCGGAACGTCAACACCCATCGCCAGCAGCCAGCCGGCGGCAAGGTCGAAGCAGTCGAACGCACCATCGGTGTGCATTTCTGGCCGGTTCAGGATGAACCCCCAGAGCTTGCGGCGGTCGTATGGCTTGCCCTCCTGCTGGGTCAGCCAGGCGTCGCCGGCGGCCGGGTTGGGGGCCTCAAAGTCGACGAACGCATGATCGGGGAAGCCCGACAGGAAACTAGCCAGCGACCGTGTGGTCACGGCGTCGCGCTGCAGCAGGGCGTCGGTGATGCGGCCATCCAGGCGCAGGCAGGCGACGTGAGACCACGGTGCCAGGCCTTTGGCGAGGCCGTCGTGGCAGGACTGCACGACGCGATTGGTCAGGCTGCCGATGTTCGGCGCGCGGGTAAAGATCAGGCGGGGCATGGGCGGCTCCTTGGTGGCGGAGCGCCCAGTCTGGTGTCACAGCCGCCTGGCGGGCCGGCTTTACAGTCCGCCGGCGTCGGCGTCGGCCAGCACCCACTCGTCGCCGTTGTCATCCACGAACTGGTTGCTGCCCATGCCGTAGGCCTGGTGACTGCGGTAGAACTCGACGGCTGCCGCCAGCGCCTCGGCGATCGACGTATGGCTCGGCATGCGCGCCGCGGCGTCGCGGTCGATGGCCTGGCCCAGCAGGAACATGTTGTCCTGGCTGTAGCTCTGCTTCAGCAGGTGCTTGATCAGCGGCCAGTAGGGGCCGAACGACCGGTAGCGGCTCGGGTCGGCTTGCAGTAGGGCAAGGATGCTGGCGGCCAGTGCGCCGGCGTTCAGCGGGACCGCAGGGGTGTCGTCGTCGCCTACGTCATCGGTAGGCAAGGGCGTGGTGTCGCGGGCGTTCATGCGGCCTCCTTGGCGGCCTGGGCCGCAATCTGGTTCTCGTGCTGGGTGATGCGCTCGCGCAGGGTGTCGCCGAGTTTCTTGCCGTTTTCGTTCACATGCGACCAGTTGGTGGCGCCGTAGTAGCCCCCACTCGGCCGGTGCACGTCACCCTTCAGCTTGTCGGCGAACCCGCCGTTCTGGGCGTGCCGGAGCGCCATCTGCAGCGCAGCCAGAGATGTCGTCAGGTCGCCGCCGGTTAGGGACTCCATGGACCGGTAGGCTTCCTCGTGGTCACGCCGCGGGCTCACGTCGGCTCCGCCGCGCGCCATGGCGACGGCCACGTCGCGGTGTCCACTGGCGGCTGCCATCTGCTCCAGCATGGTCTGGACGGTCTTGTCGTGGCTGCCGGCGTAGGCGTAGGCGTCGTGGCGCGCAGGCTGCCCGTATCCAGACATGGCAATATGGGTCGATGCCTTATCACCCAGCACGCCCAGGCGCTTGGCCTTGGCCCACAACAGCATCAGGACGCGGCGCGGGATCCTGGCGACGCCTTTCTCGGTGCCCGTCACGGAGCCCATCACCAGGGCGGCGTCGATGGCGTCGCCGATGTTCTTGGCGTGGCGAATCCGGTCCATCTGCTCGACGTTCAGGCGCGCCTGGGCTTCCTTCACCAGTGGGCTGGTGGCCCCATACCCGCCCGATCCAGACACGAAGTCGGCGATCCGCTTGCCGGGGTTCACGTGCTCATTTGGGTAGCCGGCGCCCTCATACTTGCGCGCCGGCGTGTAGGTTCCCGTGCCGTGGCGCTTGTTGCGTCCGACTGGTGCTGTGAACTTCGTGGCAATCTTCGATTCCCGCCGCGCGTCGATCCAGGCCTGAATCGCCTTTTCCCGGTTCGCATCGGTCGGCAGCATGTAGTCGTGGGTCTCAGCATACCTGCCTGCATGGTCGTAGCTGTTGACCATCTCCGGCTTGCCGGTGGCCCGGTTGATCATCGCCACGTCCCCATACGGCATCTTGAACTTGTACGCCTTGCTGCCTTCCTTGATCTGCCGCTGGATCAGGTCGTGGTTGGCCTCCAGCACCGCGCTGGGCATCTTCGCGACCTGCTCCCAGTCCTTCAGGCTGTTGAGGTTCGCCGCGGCCTGCTCTTCGAACTGGTGGCTCACGTCGGCCGCTTCGGCGGCGTCGTCGACCCGGAAGGCCTTGGTGCCGGTCGCCAGTTTCGCCATGGGCACCGTGACGCCCTTGTGGCCGGTGGTGTCGGCGTAGCGCCGCATGCTCACGGTCTGGTGCACCGGGTCGACGCCGGTGACAACCCACTTCGACGCCGGGCCCTCGGACTCCGTGACTTCGTAGCCCTGACCCTTGGTGACCACGTCACCGGTGCCCGGGTGGATCAGCACCTCGTCGTTCGAGTCGAGCACGTCCTTCGCGTGAAAATACTTGTTGTGCTGCAGGCCGATCTTTGCGGCGTCGATCTGGGCCCGCAGGCGCGCGCCGGCCTTGGTGTCGCGGTTCTTGAGCCCGGCGAAACTGCGCTTGAGCGACTGGAAGCGGACGAACTCGCCGGCCGCTTTGGTGGTCCGGTCGGCCGTCAGGCGCTGCATGGCGGCGTCTTTGTCGGCGGCCATTTTGGCGCGCTCGGCTTCGGGGTCCGCCGACATCATCACCATCATGTCCTCGCGCGAGAACACACCCTCGCGCGCCAGGTTGTCGACGCGGTCGCCGCCGTTCCACAGAGACTCCGACCAATCGCGCTTGGCGCGCATCGACTGGTAGCGGTAGCCGTCGAAGCTGCCGCGCGCCAGGTAGGTGTGGATCTTGATGGCCTCGTTCACGTTGCCCTGGCGCACACCACGACCGTTGCGCTGCTGAAGCGTGGCGGGATCCCATGGCGTGTCGAGGTGGTGGATGTCGGTGGTGCGCTTCTGCAAGTTGACGCCCTCCTCCATCACCTTGTTGCCGATGACCACGTCCAGGCGTCCGTCGTTGAACCGGTCGCTGATATTCTGGCGCTGCGCGCTGCTACTAGCCTCGGTGGCGTTCAGGATGGCGATGCGCTCGCGCGGGATGCCGGCAGCCACCAGGGCGTCGGCGATCTTTGCGTGGCTGGCCACGCTCTCACAGAACACCACCTGGCCGCCGTTCTTGGCGCCAGCCACGATGTGCTTGGCGGCTTCCTGATACTTCGGGCTGTTCCGCCCCTGTCCGGCGTGCTTCTCGGCGTCCAGCAACTCCAAGTCCATGGCGGCTTTCGCCATCTTGTCCATGATGCTGAACACGTGGGCGTCGCCGGTGCTGTCCTTCTTGCCGGCCTCGGCCAGTTGGGCGCGGAGATCGCCGTAGACCGATGACTGCTCGGGCGTCATGTTCACGAGGTGCATTTCCTGATGGGCTTCCGGCAGCTTCAGGCCGACATCGCTGGCCTTGCGGCGCATGATGTATTTGCCCATGATTTCGCGGAGCTCATCGAGGTTCTTGAAGCCCTCCGTCACCAGGGCCTCTGAAATCTCGCCGTTCGTGCCCAGCACGTTCTCGGTCTTGAACACGCAGTAGCGGTCGAGGAATTCCTCCGAGTTGCGGATGCCGATGCGCTCGAATGCCTCCGGCGCGATGTAGGACAGCATTGAATAGACCTCGAGCGGGCTGTTCTTGGTCGGCGTGGCCGTCAGGCCGTAGACGCCGGCGCCGCCGTGCTGCTCGCGCAGCCACTTGGCCTTAAAACTCAGGTCGAAGGCGCGATTGGACTGCCCTTGTCCGCCCAGGAACTTCGGCGACTCGCCGAACCGGGCCCGGGCGGCGTAGAGGTTTTTGTACGAGTTGTGGACTAGAACGCCGCCGACGATGTAGGTGTGCGTGCGCTCGACTTCGATGTTGTAGACAAAACCGTCCGGACACAACCCGCCAAATCGGCCATCACCTGTTGGTTGGAAAACCTCAACGTCGACCACCCGAGCGAACTCAAAAGCCCCTCCTTCTTCCGGTCCTGGGCCTGCCGGATAAGCGAGTTGTGCGATGCGCCGTCCACTTCGACGGTCAGCATCAGCGCTCGGCACGCTATGTCCAACTTGTAGTGCCACGGGTAGCCCGACCCGCCCGGCATCCCCGTGTTCTGGATGAACTCCCCCACCCAGTCCGGCCGCACGCACTGCAGCGCATCCAACAGCCTGCGCTGCGGCTCCGGCATGGGCCGCCCGTTGCCGCCCTGCACGGGAGGCCTCCAGCCCGCCGCGCGCTTGGTTGCCGAGACTCGCGCACGAAGCGCCGGGTCGGACATCGGGTTCCATCCGTCGGCACGCATCGCTGCCAGGCGCGCCACAAAGGCAGGTGTGTTCTTGATCGATGCCGCCGTGATCGTCTTGCGCACCTTCGGGTTTGTCCAGGTGAACGCCATCACGCACGACTTCGTGCAATAGAACACCGTCTCCCCGCGCGTCCGCCGTTTCCAATCCTGCACCTTGTTCAATTCGAATATCTTGCCGCAGTGCCGACAGGCCGCCGGAGGCCTCGGACAGAGCGCCACTTCCCGCAGATTCATGACCACTCACCGGTTCTTGTTTCAGTGAGTAGATCGTGTCGTCACAACGAAGATCCTCAGCGAAAACGTAGCCGTCAGGAGTGAAAAATGGGTGCTTCCCAGTGCACACGATTTCCACGCCGGTGCTCACCTTCACCTTGAACAGTGACCGGGGCGTGCGTACTTGGAGGTTCAGCACCATGGAGTGAACAAGACCGCCCGTCGCGTGATCAAAGCTGCGAACCTTGTCACCAGCCCGGTAGGCCTCAATCGGTTTCCCATCGACCAGCGTCCCGGCAGGGAAGCAATGCGCCTCATCGACCAACATGGCATCGATGCCGAGATCGTTGAAGTAAATCGCGTCGGTGTGCTTGCGGAACTCACGGTCAGCGACGGCCTGCTTGTAACCCTCGCGCACCTTCTTCACCTGCTTGTCGCCGGCGTTGCCCAACTTGTCGCCGCGCTGGACCCAGAAGTCTTGATCCAGGTACTCACCTTTGGTGATCGGGTCGACATCGAGCTCGTTGAACGACGGCTGGCTGATGAACACGAAATCGTAGTCGTTCTGGGTCAGGTCGTGGTACTTGCGGTTGCGCTCGACCGGCGTGTCGGGCCGCGACTTCAGGTTGCCGGCCTTGTCCCGGCTGTACGTCTCGCCGATGACCAGAATGTGCGAGCCAGGGAAAAACTTTTCAGCCTCCGCAACCCAGTTGGCCAGCACCGACTTCGGCACAACGAACGTCGGCTTCTTCGCGCGGCCGGTCATCTTGAGCAGCCTGGCGAGCATCAATCCTCTCGGGGTCTTACCTAGTCCGACATCGTCCGCAATGATGCCGGCCCCTCGCGCCATCGCCCACCGCAGACTTGACCAGTGGTAGGCATTCAGCTTCACGTCTGGGTTCAGGCCAGGAATTTCAATCGGCGCATCCGACCACTTCGGCTCGACGAAGCCCCGGAACTTCCGGTTGTAGAGTTCCTCGACCTCGTCGCGGTAGTCCGACGACAGCAGCCAGGCGCGGAACTCCTCGTTCATGCGGTCGACCTGCGGCATGTCGTCCTTCTTGACGCCGGTCCGGTTCAGGTACTTCTCCAGCAGGCTGTTGTCGTTCCACATGCCGCCGGTCACTTTGTAGAGTCCGCCGTCGAACTTGACGGCGCCATCCTTCATGTCGCGCGCCCAACTGCTGTCGGGGTTCTTGGCGCGGAAGTCGGTCACGCGACTGGTAAGCCACGCCGCCAGCACATCGGTGGGCAGGAACGCCGAATTCAACATCACCTCGACGTCGTCCAGCGACTTCGCGCCGATCGCCTCGTCCAGCCTGGTGACCTGCATCGCCAGCTTGGCGGCCAGCGCCACGTAGTCGGCATCGGTGTCGCTCCCGCGCCGCGCCACGCCCTTCGCCGACACGTCGGCAGCCGCCCGGGCCGCGTCCAGCTTCGGCCACAGGTCGCCCGTCAGGTACTGGTCCATGGTCGCCCAACGGCCGCCGGCGGTGAACGCATAGGCTGAGTTCGCCAGCAGAGCGTCCTCGACCTCATCCAGCGGCTTGCCGCTGCGCTCGGCCAACTCGGCGGCCGTGAATGTGCCGTCTTCGTGCTCGGCGGCCAGCGTGGCAGCTGCGGTCTCCAGCGACGACGTCACTGCGCGCGCCTGGCGGCCGGTGACGACGTCCGACATGCGGCCGGTGTGATCGACGGCGCCGATCAGGCGGTGCAGCACGCGATCGTGGTCGGCGGCGTCCGTCAGGTGCTTGGACTTCGCCGGGATGCCGTGCCGAGCGATGTAGGCCTGCACCGCTTCGGTCAGGGCTGCGTGGTCGACCTCCTCGCCGGCCATGGCGCGCTCGATCATGTCGGCGACCGGCTTGGCGTCGGTCACTGAGTCGTGGGCCAGAACCTCGTCGACGCTGTGCCAGCGCAGGGGCTTGCCCTGCAGCACGTAGGTGACGCCATCGACCACCTTGGTATCGCCGGCCTTGCCGTCTGCGTAGGGCCGCACCATGGCGCCGCCCAGGGCCCGCTTCGTCGCCTTGTCGTCGCCGGCCAAAGCCTCCAGCACGTCATGCACGGTCGGCGTGGTGCCCACCGGGTGCGGCTCGAACTGCCCGATGGCACCAGCCACGCCGGACATGCTGCCGGTGACCGTGTAGACCTCGCCGAACGACCGCATGGCCGTGCCGACGGTGCCCAGCAGGTTCGCGGCGCCGCGGCCTTCGAAGTACGTGCCGGCAAGAAACTCGTCATCCCACACACCCAAGGTCTTGAGCGTCGCCTTCGGGACCGTCATCAGGGCGCCGGCCACGTCGTCGGGCCGCTTGCGCAGCCACAGCACGTCGGCGGTCACGTCGGTGTGGCTGGCCTCGAATGCGCTGTTCGGCATGCGTTGGGCCCCCAGGAATTCAGCCTTGCGCAAGATCCGCTCGCGGAAGGCGCGGCCGTTCTTGTTGTTCAGCACGCTGGCGGGAATGACAAGCGAGATGATGCCGCCGGCCGCCGTCTTGTCGACAGCGGTGTCGATGAAGTACGACTCTGCTGTCTTCAGGTCTGGCTTGTCGTCCTTCGCCAGGCTGCCGCGGGGGCCGTAGGGCGGGTTGCCAACCGTGACGTTGAACTGCCGGCCGCCGTCGGAGCGCGCGAAGCGCTCTAGACTGGTGCCGCCGCGGATCTCGTGGCGGTCGCCGTGCAGCGCCTGGGCGCAGGCCGAACTGATCGGGTCCATCTCGACGCCAGTGACGCGGAAACCCTCCGGCGCCGTGTGCAGGTAGACGCCCGTCGCGCAACTGGGTTCGAGCGCCGTGCCGCCGGTGATCCCCAGGCGGGCGATCGCAGCCCACTGCGCGGCGGCCACGTCGGGGTCGGTGTAGAACTCGTTCAGGCTGTCGCCGCAACCACCGTTGCCAGAATACTGGCGCATCAGGTCCAGGTCGGTCTGGCCGTCGGCGACCAGGGCCGCGACGCGGGCGTTGATGGCGCGGCGGGCGGGCTTGGTGATGCCGGCCGGGACGCCCCAAGGGGCGGCGACGGACAGGACAGCAGCAGCACCCTCGGAGCCAGCATCCATGCGGGTTGCGGCGGGTTCAGGGGTTGGTGCGGGGGGGGGCGGCAGCACCGGCTTTTCTGGCGTCGCAACCACTTCAGGGCGATGCGCGAGCCGAACGCTGTCGAACGTGCGGCGCATCGAGATGCCGACCTTGAATGGCGACCGCTTTGGCACGTCGACCACCGTCGCCATGAGCGTGCCTTGCCAGGCCTCGACGGCAGTCACACGGGCCTGCACAAACTTCCCGGTGCGGTCCTTGAACTCGATGATGTCGTCGCGAGCGAATGGCGCGGGTTTGGCTGCCGCTGCGGGCGTCGACGACGTCTCGGCGGGCTCCTCAGCCACCACCGGCGCCGCGAACAAATCTCCCTGCGGCGCCGCCAGCCCGCCGTCGTGAAACATCGCCGCCACTTCGGACGCTGTCTTGCCGCGCGACAACTGCGCCATGCGCGCGAACAACGTCTCGCGCTGGGCCTGAGTCAGGTAGCGCAGTTTTCCCGCCAGACTCTGCTGGCCGCCCTGGGCATCGATGAACTTGTCGAGCGGCGTGCGGTGGGACGGCGCCGGCGCGTTGCCGAACAGGTCCGGCGCGGCCTGGTGCTGAGGTGCCGCCGGCTTTCGCGCGGCCACCTTCTGGATCCGAGTGTGTGGCGCCACCAGCGTGCCGTCGTGGCGGACGTGGCCGGCAACCCTCACCGGCGCATCGAACAGGAACGACTGGGACTTGGTGATGCGGGCGCCAGCGGGCGCCTGAAAGAAGATGATCATGAGCCGGCCTTTGTGGGACCGGCTCAGTGTTGCCTCACGACCGCGTGGGCGCGCCTGCTACTTCCCGGCGTCGCGCAGCTTCTTGGCCGCCTTCACCGGCGCGTTGCGCTTGTTCAATTCCATGGCGGCGTAGTGCGCCTCGTCGCGGTACTTCCCCGCCTTGTCCGTCATGCCGCCGTGCTTCTTTTCAGCGATCTCGGCGGCCTCGGTGGCGTCCTTGACGATGTAGTGCAGTTCCGCCTCGGAGTGCGTTTTCATTTTGGCCTGCTGGCGGCTGTGCCAGTTGGTCTCGTCGCGCCAGTCTTTGCCGTCGCCGGCGGGTTTGGCGTCGACAGATGACCGGTCATCGTGCCTATCAACCATATGCGACTGCACGGTCAACTTCGGAAGAATGTGCATTCCAGTGCCGTGCGGAACGACATCAAGGCGGCCCTTCTCTTCGTCACCATCAACTCGCCAATCAAACTTGTCGTCACCAGGATCTTGAAACTCCGGCTTGATCTTCACCCGCTCGCCGTGTTTCAGTGGTCCTCCTTTTCGCTCATGGGCATCAACCACGGTGCCGTCCTTACGCGTATAGGTCTCGACGTGCGCCTTCAGCAGAAGGCAGACGGGCTGGTTCGATTTCATGATGGGAGTGTTGGTTCACGACTGAGGGGCTGGGCGATGCAGTTGGCGCACCCTGGCCCACGGCTCCCCCTCGTAGCCAAGCAGCCAGTGACCGTAGATGGACGGGTCGTTTTCAGACACCAGTCCTGTCTTCGGAAGCTCAAGAGAACCAGATTGGCGAGCGACGGGGGCAACGAAAACAGGCTTCGGCGAAGGACTCTGCGCAATCGGCTTTGAGAACTTCCTCAACCCTTCTGGAATTTCGCCCTGCACATACCAGAGACGAGCATCGGGATCCCACAGCGCCCCTTGAGACCTTGCCTCGTCCTTTTGATCGAACGGAACACTCAGGTAGTTCTTCGGCAGGTTGGCGGCTGCGGCTCGCTTTTCTGCTGCGGCCCGGCGTTCTTCGCGGGCCTTGTCATCCGCAAGAGCTTGATCGGATTGGCGCTGAAGCTCGGCACGCTTTACCTCCTGAAGCCGTGGAAGGTTCTTTTCTCGCCAGGCGTCATTCTTGGCCTTCTTCCGCTCCTTCTCAAGAAGGACCTTCCCCTCTTCGACAGCAACAAACTCAGGCCAGAGATGGTCAAACTCACCAGACCGGACTTTCTCACTCCAGGCTGCGCGCGATCCCTCGCCGTTGTTGCCGTACTTGGCGTAAAGTTCTGCGGACTTGCGAACCTTGTTGCGCTGGTCTTCTGTCAACACCTTGGGCTCCTTCTCAGTTGAGCCAATTTTATTCTTTTTTGAGGATGGTGTAGTGGGTTCTTTCTTGAACACCACAGCCTTCCTCTTCTTGTCGGCGGCCTTGTAGTGCTCGCGGTAGAGCTTGAGCATTGACTTCTCGTGGGCCTGCTGCTCCTCGCCGGTCCGCTTGCGCATGGCGGCCCAGTCGATGTCCATGTCGCCGGTCGGCATGGCGATCTGGTTTTTCTTGCGGCCCATGTCGGCGACGCGCTCGTACAGGCTCTGGTGCAGGTTCGCCAGGCGCGTCAAGTCCTCGCGATGCTTGTCGTAGGCCTTGCGGTGTTTCTCGGCGGCAGCCTCTGCAGCCTCGGCACGTTCAGCCGACCCTGGCAGGTTGTCGCGGCGCAGCGAGCGTGCCGTGGCCTCCATTTCGCGCATCGGCGTCTCGGCGCGGTTGCGCGCAGACCTGGCGCGCTCCATCTGCTCGCGCAACTGCCCCATCTCGTAGTGGTGCAACTCGTGCTGCTCGCTGTGTAGGGCCAACCACTCGGCGCGCTTGTCTTCGGGGACGAGATTCAACAGGCTGCGGGTGGGTTTGCTGGGGTGAGGGTCTTCGGTTGGGGTGGGCGCCGGCGCCTGCTCCCCCTCCTCATACCCCTCCAACTCCATCCCCTGCTTCTCGGCTTCCCGCAGGTCGTCGGCATGGCTGGGGCTCAGCAGCACCTGCACCAGTCGCTTGTGCTCGGCCACCAGATCGGCGCGGGGCTCGGTGACGACGTCGGCGCGCGGCGGCTCCCCCGCCCGCTCGCGCGGCGTGCGGCCATCGAACAGGTCCGGCGTGTCGTCGACGGGGTGGCGGCCCACGAACGGGTTGGGGCGCGGCGCGGCGGGCGCGCGCTCCGGCTTGCCGCCGAACAGGTCGACCTGGCCGGCAGATGGCTCGCCACGAGCGGTGCGGCCGTCGTAGCCGGAGAGGTTCACCAGGCGGCCGCGGCGGAGGTAGGGGCCGACGTTGGCCTTCGCCAACAACACCGCCACCTGCCGGCCATCCGCAGCCTTGATCATCGCCGGTCGGTCGCGCGTCGCGCGGACCTTGGCAACGAACTCATCGACCGGCATGGCGGTGACAGGCCCCAGAAACCTGGGGTCGCTGTAGCAAGCCAGGAACGCGGCGCGCGCCGACTCCTCGCTGTCGAAGCCAGCCATGCACTTGTCCTCGTCGTACTCATCCCAGCGTCCGACGCGCCGCTGGTGCACCACGTACACCATGGTGGCGGTGTCCAGCATCGGGCCGATGAAGACGTCGACGGGGTCGCCGTCCACGCCAAGAGTGCCTTCAATCTCGCCGTAGTCGAACGCCATGCGCTGCTCCCACGTCACGCCATGGCGGTTGCGGCCGCGGCGAACGGAACCCGCTGGGTTCTCAATGGCGATTGTCAGTCCGCGCCAGGACATGCGGGGCTTGCGATACTCGCTGCTGGCGGACTGCTGGGCATCGGGCTCACCAGGGTTGCGACGCAGGCCGTTCTCGGTCTCCGTCAGGTCGACGGGCTTGCGCGCCGTGCTGACGGCCTGGGTGACAGGGTGTGACTTCAGCAGCAGGATGGGTTTCGCACTCATGCCGCCAGCCTACCGTCACGCCTTCTGATCGGGTCGCGCCAGCGTGGCGCGCATCCAGTCACCAAAAGCCTGATCATCCCCCGGCTGGTCCTCAATCACCGGCACCCAGCGGCCGCGGCAGTTTGGATGCTGTGCACCAGCGGCAGGCCACCACAACTCGCCAGGCTCACGCTCCACCAGCTTGTCGCCGACGCGCTTCCTCGGCGCGCCGCTGCGGCCGACGTTGTTCTTGCCGGCCCAAATCTGGGTCTCGCCGTCCTTGTCTGGTGCCGCGGGGTCGACGACCTCGAACAGCTTGCCGTCCAGCTTGCGGCACCAGCTGCAGGCGTTGCGGTACTGCTCAACGCGCTTCAGGCGGACGCCAGGAGCCTGGGCCGCCACGAAGCCCTGGCCAAGCGCTTCGGTCGCCTCGGTGACGGCGATGCGCCGCCAGTCGCGATTCAGCGTGGCGAACTCGTCCACCAGCTGTGTCTGCAGGCTGGGCCCGGAGAGGTCGCCGGTCATCGTCTTCTCGACGCGCTGCGCCACCAGCGAGCGCATGCGATGCTGGGCGCCGTCGCCCAGACTGGTGACGTGCTCGGCGGCCCGGTTGGCGGCCAGTTCGATGACGGCTCGCTGCAGGCCCTGGGTGTTCGACCCGGACGCCGTCAGCGGCAGCCTGGCGGCGATCTTGTCGGCCTCGGCGGCGGACAACTCACCAAGGCCGGCTTGCACCTTTCCCATCAGGGCGGCGCGCACAGCAAGCCACTCGGCCTCAGTCTTCAACTCGTCGGGCGGCAGGTATCGCTGCACCAGCAGGTCGACGACCATCATGTGATCGTCCAGCGTCCACTCCGACACAGGCAGGGCTTCGAGGTAGCGATTGGCAAGCTCGATTTCAGCCGGCGACCAGCGCTGCATCATGCCGACGGGCCGCTGCGGCGGCAGGGTCGGGCTGTGGCGCTCGCCGTTCAGCCAGGAGACAAGCTCGCGGCGGACATTCTCAAGGCGTGCCAGGCCGCGCCTGGTGAATAGCTCGACTAGCGTGCGGATCATCGGCGACGGGTGCTCCGACCAAATCTCGTCGTCATCATCGTGGCCGTGGACGGCCTTGTAGATGAACCCCAGCGCCAGGTCGGTCTGGCGCGCGCTGAGCGCTTCGATGTCGAGAAACAAGGGCATGGCGGGAGTGTGGCGTCACGCCAGGCTGGGCAGAAACGAAAAGGCCCGGCGTGGAAGCCGGGCCCTCAAGGCGTGTCAGGGGAAGGATCGACCCCATCACGCTGCGGACGTTCGACGACCTTCCGCTGCGGCCACCGTCTCGCGCCAGCCCTTCGCGACGTCTGGCGACGGTTGATCGCAGTGTGGGGTCACGACGTCAACGCCCGCAGCGCGTTGCCGACATCGGCGACAGGCCGCGCATCTGCGGGCACATGCCGTGGTGCTTCTTGCCGATGCGGCCCTTCTCGGCGGCGCGGGCAAGCTTGCTGCCGGCCGGTCGGACCGGGCCGGGCGTGCGGTCGCGGCCGCGCACCTTGGGCTGGAAGGCGGGTTGGATCAGCGCGGCGCGGGACATTCCCATGGCGGCGCCGATCAGGGAGAGGATGTTGTTCGAGGCAAGCATGTCGTTCCTTGGCGGTTGTGGCGGTAGCGGCTGCTCTCAGATCGCCAGGGCGTCCAGCAGATCGCGCAGGCGGTCGGTGGAGGTCTCCAGGCGGATGATCTGGCTGGCGATGAACCCCGTCAGCGGTGCCGTCGGATGGATGTGGTCGGCGGGGACGGGGCCAACCCGGCACTCGTTGTCCGTTTTCACGGCGACGGCCTTCGTCACCGGATGCAGGCGGCGGCCGAGTTCGTCGATGAGCTCAGACAACTGCGACAACTGCGACGACAGGCCAGCGGTCTGGCAGTCCATTTCGCTGACGCGGGTCTCGGCGAAGTCTCTCGACGGGATGGCGGACAACGTGGGCATGGACTTGATGATGCGCCCGGCTTCAGTGAATTGACCCATGGTCTTCCTTGATGGCGCCCCGCAGGGTGCCGTGTTGCATGGTGCCGGCTGTCCGAATCGAACGGACGGCCTACTGCTTACAAAGCGGTTGTTCTACCTGCTGAGCTAAGCCGGCGCGTGATCAGGCCTCGATGCGCGGCATCAGCGGCAGTTCGGCGCCGGTCGGCTTGTTCATCCAGATCGGGCCGGCCTTCTTGATGTCCGGCGCGGGCGCGGGCTCGCCGCCGGCGGTCATGATCTTGTAGGTGGTGGGCTTGGCGGACGGCGCGGAGAACCAGGCATTCAGCACAGCGCCAAGGGCGAGCGCGACGGCGAACAGGGCCAGCATGGCGGCGGTCTTCAAGGTCATGATTTCCTCTCGGGTGGTTGGTGGTTGCGGTGAACAAGGGCTCCCCAGTAAGGCATGGGGTTGCTGTGAACTTACCAGTCCGCCTTTCACGAATGAAAAGTGGTTGTTTGCCATCCGGTGCCGATTCGCGATGGCGCCCTCGCGCATGAGTCCGGGTGGGGCGCATGCGTGAGGGTGAGGGTGGCCGGGCACCCTTGGATTTCTCCGCGCCTGTCAATCCGACTGACACCCTCAAGTATCCCGGCCACCAGCGGGGCTCGAACCCGCTGTGATGCCATCCCATCAAAGAGGCCGGGATGCTTGAGGACACCCTCAAGGGTTCAGGCTGGATTTCCCGCACGTGGCACTCAAGCAGTTGTCTCTGCTTGTCCAGTTGAGGCAGCCTGAACTCTTGAGGATCCCCGCTGCTCTCCCGGGGTGGTCTTCAGATCCGGCGCTCCAACGCACTGGAGAGGGACCGGCTCGTAGAAATTATGGCCGCTTACGCCGGCCAGTCGAACCACCAACCCCTCGCATAAAGCAGCGTTCGTGCCAGGGAAATTGCGTCTCGACCATCTCAACAGCAGATGGATTTGCCGCGGAGCTAAACCGCAGAGGGGCGGGTGGTCATGGGGGCGCACTGGTCTCCAGTGCCGCAGGGAGGTTATACAGCACCAAAGGGTGCGCCCTCATGACAATCCGTTGTGCCCGTACTCTCCGGGCTGTCACGCCGTTCTGGTGGCTTCTGGCTCCAGGCGTTCTCATGCCGCAATTACCGCGATCCACTTTCCGACGGCATACTCCTGCAGGGGTTGAGCCGTAATCGTGTACGCCATTTCTGGCGCCTGCACCGATGAATAATTGCAAGGGTGGTCTCACGGCACTCCCCCCGTTTAAGTCCGGCGACATTTCCTCGTTTCAGCGAGGCTGTGGCCGGGCCCCTTGCGCCCTGGGCCGGGCTGCCGGTTAGGTATATCCGGCGTCACACTTGACCCGCAGGTCCAGGCGGCGACCCATACAACGGCCTGTTGCCACGTTCCAGGTGGTGTTCTGTTCGTGGCCTCGCCATGCCGCGTTGCTGCGCTTTTGGCGCCTACGACAACCGTCTTTCGAGAGTTGCCGCATGCGCGCAGTCTGCTGTGATCAACAGCCAAATTTGTCTGTCCGCCAACTTGTGAAAGAGCCCCTTTCGGGTCCGTAGCGGACTGGGCCTGCTTCGGTGCTGCGCGTTGCGCTGCGTTGGGATCAACTGTAGCAGGGTTTGCTCAAAAAAACGCAAACCCCTTTGAATCACTCTGGCTTTTCAGCCTTCTCGGCCTGGGCCGGAGCCGGAGCCGCCGCGCGCTCCTTCTCCACCTGCGCCATCCGCGCCTTGATGTGCTCGGGCGCGCCGGCCAGCAGCTTGTCGATGAACGCCTGGGGAACCTCGCGGCCGCCGTCGTAGCCGTCGTACAGCCGGTGCGGGATGCCGCCCTGGGTCAACTCGGCGCCCTGGCCTTCAGGGGGCTGCCGGGTCACTTCTTGGTCTTGCACTTGGAACCTCCTTTCAACATCAGCATGATAGCCTGTTGCTCATTTTTGAGCAACACGCCGACGGGCAAATGCTTGTCGGCGTGGTGAACGCCCAGCGACTTCATGACGATCTTTTTCGGCACCGTGCCAGGCTCGCCCTTCTTGGCGATCAGCGTCGGGCCGGCGTCCTTGGCACCGCTGTTGTCGTGGAACGTCCAGGCGTCGACCTTGCCCTTGATATTGTCGAAGTTCTCTTCGTTCTTGGTGTTGCCCATGACAACCTCGGGCGGCACGAAACGCCCCTTCTCGCCGCCGTTCAGGAACCTGCCGATGGCTCGCTTGGTGGCTTCCTGGCGCGGCAGGTGCATGTAGTGGGCTTCCGTGCGGTAGCCGATATGCTTGAAGTGGTCGACCTTCTCCTCGATCGACTTGCCGGTTTTCATGGTTGCGTCCAGCACGATGTTCAGGCCCAGCACTTGGGCGATGCGCATCACGGACTCCAGCACGTCGGAGCTTTCCTCGTGGACTTGGTGGGCGTTCCAGCCGGCGTACTCCGGGATCATGCCCTTGATGTGGTCGGCGTCCAGCACCACGGCGCGTGACTCATCGTAGACGCGACCGTTCAGGCTGGACTTCCCGGAGCCGCCGCGGCCGCCCAGTGCGATGAACGTCGGCCGCTCACCTGGCGCCGGCGTGGCGGCCTTGACGCGCTCAGGCGACAGCAGGCCGGGCACCTTCTTGCCGTCGACTGTCGTGCCCTCGAAGATCAGTTTGTGGTGGAGCTCGGCCCGCTCCGGCGACCACTGACCACCCTTGAAGAACTGATCGACGGTCTGCGTCACGCTGCCGGCGCGCTTGTGGGCGGCCTCGATCTTCTGGCGGGCCTCGTCGCCGAAGCCAGCGATGATGCTGTCGGCCGTGGCATTCTTGTCGTCGTGCTGGTCGGAGAACGCCGACGCACTGAACGCATCGGGGTCGCCCTCGTGTGGCTTGACGGGTGTCTTGTGCGGCGCCACGGCGTCGTTCGCCGCCTGCTGCGGCTGCTGCGCCTGGGCGTGCGGCCCCTGATCTGGCGCGCCGCCGCCTTCCCATCGGTGCGTGACGGTGTTGTGGGGCACGCGGTGCAGGCCGCCCTTGGCGTCGCGAACCGTGACGCCGTCGCGGCCGGCTGCCACCACTTTGCCGTGGCCCAGGTGCTCGCCGTTGGCGAACCCCACGTGATGGCCTCGCTCGGCCGGCGGATCCTCGGGCCGCGTCGACACCCAGCGCGTCGTCTGCACGCCGTTCTTGTCGGTGATGGTCTTCTTCGCCAGGCCAGGCCCGCCCATGTAGGGAGCCGCGGCGCCAGCCGCCTTCAGGAACACCAGGCGCTTGCCGCCGCTCATCGACTTGACCACCATTTTCTCCTCGCGGGCTTCCGGCGGGATGGCGATGAAATGCCGGCCACCGGCGGCATCCCTCACGATCATGCCGTCCTCGCCATCGTCTTCGACTTCGTAGCTCTGCGCCGCCCGGGTCTTGTGGGCGAGCACGTGTTTCCATGGCACGCGGTGCTGGCGGCTGCCGATCTGGATGACGGCGCCGTGCTGGCCGTGGGAGAGAACCTTGCCCACGCATGGGCCCTTTGCGTGGCGCACGTAGACCTCATCGCCTGGCACCACGCCGGGCAGCGGGCCGGCTTGGGGCTGGCGTCGCGCGCCTTCAGCTGCTGCCATCACTCACCCCCGATGGTGTAGACCGGCAGGCCGAAAGCCTTCTCCATGCCGCCGTCGCCGCCGCGCTCGAGGTCCGGCACCTGATCAGGTGGGTCGCCACCGGCTCCGCCGCCCGGCACCTGGCCGAAGTCGCCGCCCTGCGCGCCCTGTGCCCCCGGCGCGCCCTGTGCCCCCTGGCCACCGAAGTCTCCGGCGTCGCCAGGCTCACCCGGGCCGGCATCACCCGGCGCGCCAGGCTGGCCGTAGTCCTCCATGCCCTGCTGCTGCTCCGCTTGCTTGGCCTGCGACCACGGGCCTACCAGCGACGGGTTAAGCGGGGCATCACCCCAGTCGGCCGGCGCCTTGTCCATGTTCATCTGAGCGCGTAACTCGTCCACCGACATGACCAACTTCTTGGCCTCCCACTCCTGGGCGGCATCCTGATCGTCCAGGCCTGTCCAGCGGAACACGTACTTGTCGCCGAACTCGCCGACGACGTAGTCCGTGAACAGGTCGGAGTAGTGGTTCAGCAGCGGCCGCAGGCCCTTGTCTTTCGACGCAGCCAGCTTCTCCTCGGTGTCGTCACCGGACAGCGACGACGCGCCGCTGGTGAAGCTCTCAAAGTTGATTTCGTCGGGGGCAATTGAGTAGATCGCGCAGATGATCGACGTCAGGAACGTCATCCACTTGGCGAACATGATTTCGTTGGCTTCGACTCCGAAGCGCTCGAAAGCCGCCTTGGACTCCTGATCCTTGGACACCATGACAGGCAGCGCCCAGGCGTTGTTCACGCCTTTGACCATGCCGTTCCAGTACCGCTTGAACGCCGTGATGTCGCGGTCGTCGTAGTTGCCGGTCAGGTGCAGCATGCCCTTGGGGATGGCGTTGCTGTCGAAAAACTTGGTGTTGTAGGTGAAGGCGTTCAGCAGGCCGGTGACGACGCGGATCAGCAACTCCGTCTCGCCCATGCCGTAGCCGCCCACCATGACGTCGGTGCGCGGGTTGCGCGGCACGTAGATCAGGTCGTCGTAGCCGTAGGCGGCGCGGATCTGGCCCTGCACCACCTGCAGAGCAAAGATTTCGTCGTCGCCATGGTAGCCGTGCTCCGTGCACAGCCGGATGGTGGCGCCGTCAACGGCGTACATGCCGTCCAGGCCCAGCGACTTGTCGCGCTTCCACTCGGTCTCAATCGGCGCCGAGTCCATGGTCAGGCTGTCGCGCACCAGCTTGGCCATCAGCGCCGGCAGTGCGTCGCGCTTGAGCCTGGCGCGCTGGCGCGGCTTGCGCTCCCAGCCGGAGTTGGTGAAAAACGACTCCAGCGCCTTCATGCTGGACTTGTCGGTGTCGTCAGGATGGTCGTCGCGCTCGCGCAGCGCGATCTTGAAGCCGGGCCCCTTGCCGGTCTCGTTGACGTGGCAGAAGCGCTGCACCTGGCGGATGCGCGTCATCAGCACGGCGCCCAGGATGGGCGTCTGGTCGACCATAGCGCGCATGGAGTCGAACGCGAACACGCCGGGCTTGTCGTAGTAGTCGCCCTGCACGTTGACCTGCAGGTCGTCGAGGTAGACGGACTGCATGCCGGGCCGGCGCTCGCGTGCCGCCACCGACGGGAACGGGATCACCTGGCCTCGGCCCATGGCCTTCGCCATGGCCTGGTCCTCCAGATCGGCCAGGATGTGGTCAATCACAGGCTGAATGTCCGACCGCGGCAGCAGGTCCGACATGGCGCGCGGCATGCTACCACGCTGCAGTTCAGCCTGCGCGTCCCTGCGCTCATCCGGTGGTGCGGCCTCGTTGAACGCGACGGCGCGGGCTTGATCGGTGCTCATGCCGACAGTGTGGGGTCACGACGGCGGGTGTGGCGGGTGTGAAAAAGCCCGCCGAAGCGGGCTTGGGTACGCACCGGCAGGGGATGGGAAGTCAAAGGCCGACAGCCAGCCCAAGCGCCCCAGCTCGAAGTGCCAGGTAATCGTGACCGGGCTGCGTTGGGTGGATGTTGTCGGCGCCAGTCAGCAGTGCCATGTTCGTGGACGTGACCAGCCCTTGAACGTCAATGAACGACACGCCGGCAGTATTGGCCGCCGCCAGAATTGCTGCCCGCACTGCGGTCAGGTTCGTGGTGTCGCCAAGCGGTGTCCACGGACCCATGATGATTGGCTTTACGGTTGACGCCGCGACGTATGCCGATACGTTTGTGGAAAGCGCGCCCATATCGCCGCCCGCGTCGTTGTAACCCAGCGCGACAATGTGTTTTGTCGGGGTGATGGGGTAATTTACGCCGCCTTTGCGGTAAGCCAGTGCATTTGCCCCATCGACGCCCAGCCGGGTCAGCGGCGAAGTAGAACCCGAAGTATTCCAGCCGGTGCTGCCAACGCCATTCAAAAATGGCATGTAACCAAGCGCCTTGGCAAACTTAACCGCCCACGCAAAAGCCGCGGCCGTTGTTCCCGAGCCCGCTGTGTACGAGTCGCCCATTATTGCCATCGTGGACGTTGCAATGCGCGGTGCCCAGATAGTATCGCCGGCCGACAGCACCACGCCACCGAAGGGCAAGTTGAACCCCGCAATGGTGATTTTTCGGGGCTTGCTGACAACAGAAACCAAACTGGTTGATGTTGCCGTCTGGCTTTGCGATACGTTGTAGGTTCCGGTGCCGCCGGTGCCCGTTCCCAGGCTGGTGATGACGGTGTTTTTCGTGACGCCAGAGCCGGTGACTACCTGACCGACTGCCAAGGTTCCAGCCGTCACGGCAGAAACGGTCAGCACCGTGCCGCTGATGGCCCCGGTACAGGTTGCACCGAAATTGAGGTTGACGTATGAATTTGACCCGGCTGTATCCGTCACCATGTCTGCCGACATTGCCGGGACGTCATCCACAAAAATCATCGCATGGGTGTTGTAGCGGATGAAAAACAGGTCAAGCAATCCGCTCGTCGTCATAAATTCGATGACGGTGTATTTCCCGGTCAGGTTATAGGTGAGGTAACCGTTCCAGAATTGCAGATTCGTCGCACCGTAGTAAACGATTGACGAATCTTCAGGGCCGATGGTTTGTCCGCCGCTGATCGAGGTCGAAGTGCCGCCGATGGTGATAAGCGGTCCGCCAGCGGGCGCAATTGACGGACCTACCGTCAGGGCGCGATTGATCCCAGCCCCTGACACCAAGCCTGGGAAAGCCGCAGCCTGTGCGGGGGTGCCCATCACCACAACCCCACCCGCGCCACCGCCAGGCAGGCAGAACTCGCTGGTCATCGCCGTGGGGATGACGTCGCCAGACGTGCCGGACAGTGTGCCGCCCGAGTAGCTGAACACCTGTGTCAGCGCGATACGCTGATTTTTGGCGACAAGCCGCAAGGGATAGCCGTTGTCGTCGCGGGTAAGTTGGCAGCCGAAACCGTTCTCGACCCAGTCCGTCAGCCGGCCGGCGCTGTCGCGCTGGACGTTGCGGACGCCCCGCGGGTGGCCGTTGATGAACTCGGTGACGCGGGATGTTTGGGATGTCATGGCGATTCTGGGTTGACGAGCTGATAGCGCATCATGAGGTCACGACGCCTGGCCGACGCTCTACAGCGCCACATCGCGCCGCACGGCCTCACCAAACACGCGCTGCGCCAGCGGCTGCATGCGCTGGACGACCTGGCGCACGATGTAGAGGCCCGGCCGTGGCGGGATGATCCACCCCTTGGAGTCCTCGGTCATCACGCGGAACGTCATGTAAGTCGATGACTTCTTGCCACCCGGGCTAGTGGTGCTGAACCTGACCATGCCGGCAAACCGATCGGCTTTGCCCTTCGGGTTCGGCCCCATCATGCCGGCGCCGAGCTGGTCGCCCCATGTGTAGACGTTCTGGTTCACCGTCAACAGACGGCGCGTCTTGACGTCCGACGCCCCGGTGCCTGACAGCCGCTGCTTTTGGCCGATCACCGTCGACGGCTTGAGCTTCCTGGCGACGTTGTAGACATGCTGGGGCATGCTGGGGCCCAGCGCGGCATGGCCTGGCGTCTGGTGGCGAAACGGGATGATGAGGTAGCGCTTGCCCTTCTTCGACAGCCTGGTCTTCAGCGATGTGTCGAGCATCTTCTTCAGGTCGCGCGCCGGCCGGCCGTTCTCGATTTCCTCGGCGTAGCGGTAGTTCGACGCCACCTCGGCGCTGAATGCGCCGGTCATTTGCCACTGGATGGAAGCCGCGTAGGCATCCTTCTCGCCAGACCACAGCTTGGCGCGCTGCACGGCCTCCACCCAGTCGGCGGCGGTCTGCTGGGCGACGGCTCGCACGGCCTGCCCCAGCCTGGGGAGGGCTTTGGCGTAGACCAGCGCCATGATGGCGGCGGCCGACGGCATCTCGACGGAAATCTTGAGTTCAGCCATGGCGACAGTGTGGCGTCACGCCGTCGTGACCACATCATCGCGGCATGTCGATCCAGACCGTCACCCCGCTTCCCATTGGCAATGCTGTGCGCATCGGCTGGGAGGTTCCCGGCGGCGCCCTGAAGACGAGGCTGCTTCGCAAGACCACGGCCACGTTCACCGGGCCAACCGACGGCACCGTGGTGTACGAGGGTCCGCTTTCCAGCGCCGTGGACACCGGTGTTCTCAACGGCACCACCTACTGGTACGCCGCCTACTTCTGGGATGGCGTCGTCTGGGAAGGATCAACGCCGGCTGACGCGATTCCCGCCGCAACCTACGTCGATGAGTCCGTGGACGCGCTGTCCGTTGTTCGCGATCGGTTGGCGGCCGGCCTGAAGGTGGAAGTGTCCCGTGGAGACCTGCGCCACGAGACCGGCGCCGTGCCGGTGTTGACGGCACCGCCCGTGTTTCAAGACACCCGCTGGCCTGTGGTGACGGTGCACATGCAGTCGGAAACCGACGGCGAGCGATTCCTGGGCGAGACATTCGCCGTCGACGTGCACAACGCCCCCGTCTGGGATGAACGCGAGGGTTGGCTGGCGCGCGTGACGCTGCAGGTCATCGGTTGGACGCTGAACCCAGATGAGCGCATCGCTCTACGCAAGGCCATCCGTCGAGTCATCGTCGGCAACCTGTCGGTGTTTGATGCCTCCGGTATGGATCAGATCGGCGTGCAGATGAGCGACGCCGAGGACTTCGAGTCCTACGGTGCACCGGTCTACCAGGCGATGTGCACCATCACATGCCTAGCCCCTGTGTCGGTTGGCGGCAGCGTTGCGCAGATCGAAGACGTCGAACTCGAAATCACACCCACTACCCCTCAACTCGAAACGGAACCCGTGTATGGCTGAAGAACATGCCCCCGACATGGCGGCAACGCCGGATGACGATTTCAGTCGCGTCATTCCGCCGCCCGCCGCCCCCGGCGACCCGATCCCTGACGAGTTCATGATTGACCTCGACGAATACTGTGCCCGCAAGTCGGGACACGACAATCGTGTCGAGATGATCGCGGCATTCCACTACATCGAGCGGGCCGCCGGCAGGGCGATGGACATGCCATCGGCTTACGAGGCGCGCTTCGGGCAGTTTGGAAGCCGGGTGATCTGACAACGGCCCAGCTGGCGCCACAAACCGCAATGAGGCAACCATGAGTGTATTTTTCAACGGCCGACTGCTGATCACCCCTGCGAGCGCTTCGGTGGTCGATGACAGCGCGCTGCGCAATCCCGGCCTGACGGTCGGAAATCTGCCGGCCTTCATCGGCCCGGCAACCGGCGGCCAGCCCAACACCGCGCTGCGGTTCGGTTCGCCTTCCGAGGCGGTCAAGGTGCTGAAAAGCGGCGACCTGCTGTCGGCTGTGATCCGCGCCTTCGACCCGAGCGCGCAGACTGGCGGCCCGTCGACCGTGGTCGCCATCCGCGCGAACCCTGCCGTTCAGGCGTCTGGCACGATCAAGGATTCGTCTGGCAATGTCGTGATCGACCTGCTGGCGACCGACTACGGCCTGGACGGCAACCGGATCACCGTCAAGGTGGAGACCGGCACCAACGCCGGCACCAAGAAGCTGACGACCCAGTACGGCACGTCCTACTACGCCGGCGACAACATCGGCCGCAACCTGTTCACGATTCGCTACGGCGGCCCCGCGGCGAGCGCGACGATGACGATCACCGGCACCCAGCTGACGATTGACGCGCCGACCGGAACGAACGTCGTCACCGCTGACCTGTCGGTCTACAACACCATCCAGCGCCTGGTTGACTACCTGAACGGTCAAACCAACATGACGGCCGCCGTGCTGAACGGCTTCGGCAGTATGCCGACGCTGAACCAGTTGGACTACGCCAGCGCGCAGGACATCAAGACGGCGACTTTCACCGTCACCGGCAACCTGCAGGCCTGCATCGACTGGTTCAACAGCAACAGCGAGGGCCTGGTGGATGCCACCCGGCATGCTGCCGCCGGCACGTCGCCCGTCAACTCCGTGCGGTTCCTGACCGGCGGCGGTGAAGGCACGACGACCAGCACCGACTGGAGCAACGCTTTCACCACCCTGCAGTCGCAGGATGTGCAGATGGTCGTGCCGTGCTCCTCTGATGCGGCCGTCCACGCCATGGCCGACGCGCACTGCTCGTACATGAGCACCGTGGGCAAGATGGAGCGGCGCGCCATCTGCGGCATGGCCACCGGCACCACTGACGCAGCGGCCATCGCAGCCGCCTATGCGCTGAACAGCGACCGCACCAGCTTGGTCCACGTCGGCATGTACGACTACAACCTCGTTGGCGTCCTGACGTTGTTCCCGCCCTACATCCTGGCAGCCATGATCGCCGGCGGCTTCACGGGATCGAATCCCGGCACGGCGATGACAAACAAGACGCTGAAGATCCGCGGCTTGGAGCGCGCCGTCCGCAACCCGACCGACACCGATGTGCTGATCGAGGCCGGCATCATGTGCGTCGAGGCCACGAACGGCGGCTACAAGGTGGTCAAGTCCATCAGCACCTGGCTGGTGAATGACAACTTCAACCGCGTCGAGGTGAGCACCGGCGTCGCGCTGGACTTTGTGACCCGCAATGTGCGCGACGCCCTGGATGTGCTGCGCGGCGAGAAGGGCAGCCCGCTGCTGCTGTCGCGAGCCGTAAGCATCGCCGACAGCACGCTACGCGAACTGGCGCGCGCCGAGCCCGCCGGCCCTGGTGTCATCGTCGGCGACGCCAACAGCCCGGCCTACAAGAACATCCGCGCAACCCTGGAGGGTGACGTCGTCCGCGTCGAGTTCCAGTGCAGCCCGGCCATCCCCGCCAACTACGTGCTGACGACGGTCTACGCGGTCCCGTATTCGGGCTCCGCGACCGTGGCGGCCTGATTCTGACCACGAGGAGCCACCATGGCAACGACCACGACCAACGTACAGACCCAGACCGGCAACCGCGTGGCGGTGATGCTGGGTGGCGCGCAGATCGGAGCGATGCAGTCCGTCCGCATGTCCCACGACTACGGACTGGATGCCGTCTACGGCATCGGCGACATCGAGCCCGTCGAGCACGTTCCGACGGCTGCCCGCTACAGCCTGTCCACCAGCAACGTCGTGCTGCGCACCGGCGCCATGAAGGCGGCAGGCCTGGTTCCGGAGAACGGCGCCGCGGCCCTGAAGGGCGTCGTCTTCGACATCGAGGTCTACTCGAAGGACGACGGCAAGCTGCTGCAGAAGTACCAAGGCTGTTCCTATGCCAGCGGTGACGTCGACGTGAGTCGTAACGCCATCATCATGGCGTCGGCTCAGTTCATGGCCCTGACGATCAGCGGCACCGGCCTCTGATCTTCAGAGCCCACGCGAGCCGCCTTCGGGCGGCTTTTTTATTCCCTCAACCCAACAGGACCACGCGCCATGCGCACACCATCAGCAACTGACTTCACCGTTGACGTTCCCGAGGTCGGCTCGTTCTCCTTCGCCCGACGCATGATGCGCGACGAAATCCGCATCGCGGTCGAGTATTCCAAGCTGACCGAGGGCGTCGAAACGCCGACGGTCTGGCTGGACACTATTGCGACCTGGCTGTCCACGCTGAAAGTGTTGACCGTGCGGTCCCCTGAAGACTGGGATCTTGACGGCATGGACCCGCAGGACGAGGAAACCTACCGCAAACTGCTGCTTGTCCATCGCGCGCTGCGCGAGAAGGAGGGCTCTTTTCGACGCCCAGCGAATCCGGTGGGCACGGCAGGCGGGGCGGCAGCAGGCTGAAAGCGTCGCGTTCGCCTTTCGGCGCCGCTACAACCTACCGCCGACAGATCCCAGGTATCTGGATGCCACCATGGACGACATGGTGCTGGACCTGTGCACGTGGCAGGCGTTCGAGAACCCCAACGACACCGAGGTGGTCGACGACGAGTTCAGCCTGGAGGCGGAACTGGCGGCAGCCGACGCCGAGGCGGCCGGTCGTGGCGACACACTGGGGGCTGGCCAGCCGCAGGCCGATGACTTTGAACCGATCTAGTCGAGGAGCGCCACAGTGAGCGACGGCATCAAGATCCCAATCAGCGCCGAGCTCAGCCAGGGCGACGTCGAGCGCGAGGTGCAGCGCCTGACCCAGCAGATGAACAAGCTGGGCCAGACCGTCGCGCAGGTCAACAAGGTGAAATTCTCGCCGGTTGACAAGGCGGCCGTCGACGACCTCAAGCGGGTTCAGGCGCAGTTCGAGACGCTGCTGAAGATCAACGGCGAGCTTCGCCGCGGCCTGCAGGCGACCGGGCAAGGTGGCCGGGCGTTCGGTGACATTGACCTGTCCCGCGTCCGCCAGGGTGGCGCATCGCAGCGTCGCATCTTCGACTACGTCACGGCCGGCACGTCGTTCGGCGACAGGTTTGCGGCTCCACCAGGGGTTCCCGCGGCTCCGCCGGGCGGCGGTGGGGGTGGTGG